CTAATAAGGCGCCCGCTGGATATGGCTTCGGGGATGCGATACAGGAAATTGCGACCACCAGCGCGGAGGAATCCTATGAGACATACTGCGCCAAGGTAGACGCCGTACTGGACGAGATGCCGGACAAGACGGCAAAACTGGTACGGGCCTATCCGCCTGCGGTGTACGGCAAAGCGGGTACTACGGTATCGCTCTTATACAAGAGCGATGCGAATTACGCGGTCCTATCCAATATCGGCAGTGCAGACACGGATCTGTGCGGATGGCGGATGTTCAAGCAACGGTATCCCTCATCGTCGAGTCCAGCAGTGTGGATGCCGTTTGAGTGGGAGCATCCCCCCATGCAAATCGGCGTCGAGTACCGCACCACTGAGCGGTATAACAGCAAGCCAGTCTACAAGAAAGCCATAAACACCGGAGCCCTCTCTGCGGGAACATCCAAGTCTGTGGCGCATGGAGTACAAAACATTGGGCTACGGTTATCCGCACTGTACGGATTAAACAACGGTGGAGATAATCTGGTTAGCAATCCGGGTATCACTGGTATTTTGGTTGACGGATCAAACATCACCATAACGACAGCGGCGGGATTCAGCACGAGCAATTCCTGGGTTGTTATCGCCTACACCAAAACCACGGATTAAGGGGGACACCATGAAGATCATCAAATATCAGTTGGAAACAGAGATCAACTATGGTACTCCCGAGGAGCCGGACATTGAGACGCTACTTTCTCCTGTTACTGTGACCTATACGGAGGAGGCCTATGCTATCGCTCAGGCGGAGGCGTTTCAAGGGCAGATTACCGTGGAGGATGATGGGAAGCCGGAGCCGGAACCCAAACCAGAGTATGTGACCTATGCGGAGCTTGCAGAAGCAATCAGAGAGGGCGTGAACGAAGTATGACGGACAAGCAGTTTGTACTTACCACCATGCGGGATACCGGGCTTGCGAGGGCACAGACCCTCCAGGCCCAGGCCCCGGACATGACGGGGACGGAGCTGTATGCCTCCGAGGACTACATCCCCAGCTTTACGGCGGCCTGTGAGGCCATGAATATGCTGGAACGGGAAGCGGGCTTTGTCTGCTGTTCCACAGCGGGCCGAGTGGTGCGTCTCCTCCAACCCTATGACAGCACCATCTACAACACCCAGGAGCCGGAGGACCTGCCCGCACAGTGGGGCTTTGCATGGTCCACAGACCCGGACAAGGCCCTGCCGTTTATCGCCGTCTCCACTTCGCCGTATATGACCGGGGACTGCTGCACCTATGAGGGCCATGTTTGGCGCTCCGGGCAGGACGGCAATGTGTGGGAACCCGGCAGCGTGGGCGTGAAGTGGGAGGACCTGGGGGAGGTGCCCAATGGCTGACGAGAAGTGCGTTAGAGACCCCCGGCATGACTGCTTTGGCCTGGAAGCAGCAGCCCGTCTGGAGGGGCGCATCAAGGCCCTGGAGGACTGGCAGCAGGACTCCAAGAAGTTCCATAACTCGTTCTATGACTGGCAGCGGGAGCAGATTGCCCGAGACGCCAAGCTGGACGAGCAGCTTTCCAACATGGATAAAAACATCGAAAAGCTGCTGGCAAAGCAGGAGGAACAGACGGCAAAACCGGGACGCCGCTGGGAAGCCATCGTGGACAAGTCCGTGTGGGCGGTGCTGGCGGCGGTAATTGCGTTTATTTTGGCCCGCATTGGGCTGTAAAAAAGCGACGCCCCCGAAGGAGCGCCGCAAGCCCGTAGTATTCGTTGTCTCCGTCCATTGCGACTTAACGCGGAGGGAGCGCTATCAAAACAGCACACGTCTGCACAACGGGCAATAACATCTTACATCATTAGAAACCGGCGGTCAAGCCGGATATTTGAAAGGAGCTTACTTATGACTACCAACGAAATTCTGAACAAGTACACCACTGGCGAAATGACCCTGCCCGAGGCGAACGAGGCGCTGAGGGAGGCGGAGGCGGGCTTTACCCTGGACCCCAACCGCAATGTAATCACTCAGGAGGAGTTCCTGGCGACCACGGCAGGGGAGACTCCCGACACCGTCAACGGCTATGGCCTGATGGACCACGGCGTAGGCTGCATGGAGAAGGTCCATGTGGTGAACGGCAAGACTGTGGATGTCAACATGGGCGCTGAGACTGCCTATGTGTACATCGCCGGGAAGAAGTACGAGCTGAAGGGCGACACCCTGGTGGAGCCGGAGGGCTGATATGGAGACACTGAAGAAGCGCCTCGGGAACCTGCTGGCGGTGAAGTCCATCGCCACCATCGTGCTGACGGCGGTATTTGCTTACCTGACCTGCACCGGCGGCGTGACAGCAGAGCAGTTCTTGACAGTGTACACCGTGGTGATCGCCTTCTACTTTGGCACCCAGGCGGAGAAGAAAGCGCAGGCGGACAATGGCAACAGTACGGGAACTCCTTGACATCGCCCGTGGAGAGCTGGGGTACAAAGAGACCCCAGCCAACTCCAACCGGACGAAATACGGTGCGTGGTACGGCCTAGACGGCCAGCCCTGGTGCGTGATGTTTGTGGAGTGGGTCTTTGCCCAGGCGAGTGTCAAGCTGCCCATTGAGACCGCCAGCTGCACAATCTTGATGAACGCCGCCAAGTCCGCCGGGAACTGGGTAACATCCAACTACCAGACCGGAGACGTGGTGATCTACGACTGGGGCGGGGACAAGCGCCCGGACCACTGCGGCATCGTGGAGGCGGTGGGCGGCAGCTCCATCACCGCCATCGAGGGCAACACCGCCATTGGCAACGATAGCGACGGGGGAGAGGTCATGCGCCGGACCCGGACGCTAGGGCAGATTTTGGGGGCTGTACGGCCCGCCTATGACAAGGAGGTCACTATGGACAATACACCGTCTCCCGCCCACAAGGAGGGCGTGGAATGGGCCGTAAAGAACGGCATCCTGACGGGCAACAGCGAGGGGGACCTGATGCTCTCCCGGCCTGTTACCCGGCAGCAGATGTGTACGATGCTGTACCGAATGTGGAAGCTGATGAAATAAGAGGGAGGACGTGAGATTGTGAGCGCAAAAGTGAAACTGCCTGACCCACTGGATAAGCTCTTGCGCTCTCAGCTGGAAAAAGTTATTGAAGAAGCAGCATTCCATACAGACGATGAACTGATCGCAAGGCGGCGTATTATTGATAAGTGGAATCAAATTGATGTGGCAGCAGAATTGGGCTGGTATCGTAGCACAGTTAGCGATCACGAAAAGTATATATTCCGGAGGGTTAAGGATGTAGCAAAACAGCTTTACAAAAATAAGGGAGCCGGGGATTGACCCGGCTCCTTTATCTTTATGTATGTTTTTTTACTGAGCGACATACGCATGTTCCGTTATCTCCATGGTCATTATCGTACCATAGGATGTTATAGATCGGCCCTGTCAAGAATCCGTACAGTCTAATTGTCCCGCCAAGTCTGAGTGAGTGGATAGCCTCTGCCTCGATACATAGCTCTGAAAATCTATCTCTGGCTGGCTTATTGAGCGATGCAACGTCGATCGCATGGTTCTGCTTTTTTGCTGAAATAAAAATGTCGCTCCAAGTCATGCGCTCGAAGTCTTGCAATTTTGGGAAAATCGTAGTCCAGAACTCATGAGAGAGACGTGGCTCATGAAAAGACCATCTAATATTTGGCTCCATATCGCAAGATGCCAGCCGCCAAGATGGATGCTCCTTCATAATGCTGTCCGGGTCTCCGCCCAGCTTGATGCCGGGTAACGGCACCCCGCCTTGTCTGACTTCCGATTTCGGAGTACCACCACATTTAACGCGCTTAGAGCCCGCCATAATACATTGCCATACTTTCCTTTGTGATAGGAGTGTTACACAGGGCTCCAGCGGGGAATCCACGTCTGGCATCTTGCCATGGGCCTTCCATGTGTGTGAGCTGGCTGAGCCACTGGGCATTTTTCTCTCCATAGTATTCCAGAATTTTATTGATGGTATCCTTTTGCCCATCGCTAAGGTTTTCGCTGCTGCCCTTCATTTCATCGGCAGAGACCGAAAATTTTCCCTGGCTGTGATGGAAAAGGGAAGGACACACAGGCCCGTTGGCCCATGCTTCAAAATCTTCGTCGAACAGGGGCGCATCATCCCATACCAAAGACCAAGCCTGTGAATAATAGCACAGCTTTTGAAGTTTCATCGTGGACATAGTGCCACACTTTTCAAGAATATATTTTGCGGTATCAAAAACACTTCCCATATTGCGTACCCCCTTTCTACCTACATTATATTCTTATTCTGAAAAAAGTAAACACGTAAAACCGCCGAAAATGACATGACCACATAAATACCCCCATAATTGCCACACAACTCCCACATGGATACCACCCATGCGGGGATTTTTTGTGAGAAAATTTAAGCATGGAGGACGTAAGGGACAAGGGCTGGTACACGTCGCCGCCCTCCTTGCGGCCTCCTGATTTCATTGATAAGGACGTGTTTTAAGTTGATCCTGAATGGTTCAGAACTGGTTGCCCGGCTAGTGGCCTGCGGCTTTACAGAGTCCAGCGCGTGGGACATCTGCATGAAATATGCCGCTGACGGCAATTACTCCGGTTTGGAAGGATACATCCACCAGCAGGAGCTTTTGTACGATGACAGGAAACAGTACGTTTGAATATTACAACGCCAATAGAGACGGAAAGAACGTGGGCGATTGCACCGTCAGAGCAATTTCCGTTGCCCTGGATCAGGATTGGGACACCACCTATTGGGGCTTGTGCTGGGAGGGTTACCTTGCCGCAGATATGCCGTCAGGAAATCCGGTTTGGGGCAAATATCTCCGCCGTAAAGGCTGGCGGCGCTATCTGCCGGAGTACGAGGATATGACTGTACAGGAGTTCGCTCATGAGCATCCCTATGGCGTCTATCTGCTGGCCTTGGACACTCACATCGTCTGCGTCTTTGACGGGCGCATCGTAGATACTTGGAACAGCGGCGGAAAGACCGTGCTGTATTACTGGATGGAGGATTGAGTATGCCGTATCAATATATGCCCGGCTATCAGCCGTATTATCAGCCGCCCATGGCGGACCAGCTTGCACAGCTTCGTGGGGCGCAGTATCAGCCCATGCCCCAGCAGATGCCGCAGGTACAGCCCCAGCAGGCGCAGGTCAGCGGGCAAAGCATGGTGTGGGTAAACGGTGAGCAGGAGGCTATGGGCTATCTGGTGGCCCCCAATTCCGCTGTGGCCCTGTGGGACAGCAACGCCCCCACCATCTATCTCAAGCAGGCGGATGCCAGTGGAAAACCATCTATCAAGGTCTATGACTTGGTGGAGAGAAATGCCCCCACGACGGCCCCTGCTGCCCCGCAGGCGGCTCCCGTGGAGTACGCTACCAAGCAGGACTTGGAGGCCCTTGCGGCCCGTGTGGAGGCGTTGAGCGCCAAAGAAAAGCCCGCCCGCAAAGCGGCAGCAAAGGAGGATGCGGAATGAACCCCTTTTTCCAGGCGATGGGCGGCAACAGACAGCCCAACATGATGCAGCAGTTTCAGCAGTTCATGAATCAAATGAAAGGCAAGGACCCCAACGCCATGATACAAGAGATGGTATCCTCTGGACGCATTTCCCAAGATCAGCTTAACCAGGTCCAGAAACAAGCCCGGCAGATGCAGGGAATGTTTGAGGGGATGCGGGGGATGTTCGGCAAGTAACCTTCTAACTCTCTAATTACTCTCAACTACTTGAGAGTTCTTTACAGTATCAAATTTCCGGCCGGAATTTGAAATAAAACTACAAAGGAGATAACACAATGAGTCTTTCTTCTGACAATGTGGCTCTGACTATGCCCGTCCAGCCTGCTAACGGTAACGGCAGCAACGGCGGCTTTGGCTGGGGCGGCGATTGGTCCAGCTGGATCATTTTGTTCCTTATCTGGGGCATTTTTGGTTGGGGCAATGGCGGTTACGGCGGCTTCGGCGGAGGCGGCGGTGTCAACAATCCCGGCCTGCAGGGGCTTGCCACCAGGGCGGACATTAACGAGGGCTTTGCCCTGAACGGCC